TCCTGACTATGGTGGGCGGGGGATCACTGTTTATGAAGAGTGGAAAAAAGACTTCTACGCTTTTTATAAGTGGGCGTGGGACCACGGGTACGACACGACACTCTCCCTCGATCGAATTGATAACGACGCCGGATATGGCCCGGACAACTGCAGGTGGGCTTCGGATTTAGAGCAACGATTAAACACGCGTCAATACCGGCACACATACAAAAATATTCGCTTGAAAGCCGTTAAAATGCGGGCGTTACTTGAGCAAATACCGGATGACGCCGTCGTGACAATAATTTTTCGCCAGGATGTTCTTCCGGCCGGGCCGATACAACAGGACGACTTTTCTGCCGTTCCGGAGGCCCAGAGAGTCGATGCAAAGAGGTCGAAATAATGAGTATAAAACTGATAGTCGGCTTTACTGGCTGGCGCTTAATGGAGCTTGTCCGCATATGGCACGAATTCTGACCCCCGAACAACGTCACGTCGTCGCCCAGGCCATCGATCGGCCATACTTGGCCATCTGGGCGGACATGGGCGCCGGCAAAACGGCGATCACCCTGCACGCGGTGAGCACTTTGCTCAGGCTAGGCTTGATAAAACGCGCTGTCGTCGTCGCACCTCGTGCCGTCGCGGATTCCACATGGCGTCAGGAATGCGCACTGTGGCCGGAAACATCGTGGATGCGTGTCATCACCCTCAGAGGGACGCCAGCCGACCGCAGAGCACAGGCCCGCGCACCGGCGGAGGTGTACTGCATCGGGCGGGATGCACTGGCCGTTAAAGGCGCGCGGCGCGGATGCATTGCAAGCCCAGACCTGCTCGCCCTCGCGTCGATGCCCGAACAGACACTTTTAATCGTGGACGAAGCCTCAAGCATAAAGAACAGTCAATCTGCACGTTTCCGTGCCCTGGCGTGGTTCCCGTGGGGACGCGTTCTGGAGCTCACCGGCACGCCGACGCCGCAGGGGATTCAGGATGTCTGGCCGCAGATGTATCTGCTCGATCGAGGGCGGGCCCTGGGAAAGACGATCACGGCATTCCGCGCACAGTACATGCGGCGGAAAGCGTGCGGCTTTGGTTTTGAGGAAGTCCCCGGGGCTCGGGAAACGGCCCTCCATGCCGTAAGACATCTAATACTGCGGCTCGAAGCTCAGCCGCCGTGCGACGTCGTGTACACGGACGTCTATGCTCAGATGAACCCCGTCGACCTGCAGGCATATCAGGCGTTCAAGCGTGATGCGGTCGCAGAGCTGGAGGGCAAAGAGATCACCGCCGTCAGCGCCGGTGCCCTTGTCGGGAAGCTCGCCGCGTGGGCCAGCGGGGGTGTTTACTACCCAGGCGCAGCACGGGAAACGTTACGGCCACATTTTGCGAAGCGCAGAGAGCTTGAGCGCATCTTTTTAACGGAACCAGGCCCGCACCTCGTGTTCTACTGGTTCAACTTTTCGATTGAAGATATCCAGGCCGCGGCTTATACTGCCAGGAAGAAATTCGCTCTTTTCGATGCAAAGAGGCCGGAAATCGTGAAAGCATGGAACGACGGAAAAATTGATGTACTGGCGGCGCATCCGCAGTCGGCCGGAATGGGGCTAAACCTGCAGTATGGCGGACATAAAATCGTCTGGCTGACATGTCCGTGGAGCAGTGAGCTCTGGCTACAGGCCGTTGCACGCCTGGCCAGGCGCGGGCAGGCGGAAACCGTGCAAGTTACCCGTATCGTCGCACCGGGGACGATAGACGAGCGCATTTCGCACGTTTTAGGCGGAAAAATTGACACACAGAAGCTCATTCTGGATGAGCTGAGAGGCTAAAGGAGACACAAATGCACAATTCAAGCGGCTACATCATCATCGAAGGGAATATCGGAGTCGGTAAATCGACGTTCGCTCAGATACTGGCGGGGGCGTTCACCCTGGCGGGATACTGTGCGGAGTACTTGCCGGAGCCAGACGAGGCGACAAATCCATTTCTCACGCCGTATTACGACGACCCGGCTGGCACAGCGTACAAAATGCAGATGCACCTCCTGCACCAACGCTTTAAAGCCACGCGCTACGCACAGGCAGCTGCGCTGGCCGGGAAGGGCTGGTACATACTCGACCGGAGCTATTACGGCGACATCTGCTTTGCAAACGTCCAGAGGCAAAGCGGATACTTTACAGAGGCAGAATGTGAGAGCTATTTGGACGCGCACAGGAACATGCGGGAATTCATCGAACAGCCGACGTGCGCGATATTTTTAAAAGCCAAGCCGGAGACGTGTGCGGCGAGGATATGCCAGCGCAATCGGACATGTGAATCCGGAATCCGGCTCAGCTATCTGCAGGCATTGCAGAACGAGATCGACTATCTGCAGGATATTCTCACACGCCGCGGGCCAGTTATCACGCTCGACTGGGATGAGCCGAAAACGCGGGAAGACCTGCAGCAGGAAGCCGATTTAATCGTGAAAAGGCTCACTCAGCAAACCAGAAAAGACTGGGATTTTTAAGGAGGCAATATGGCAAAACAGACACCCTACAGAATGACAAAGCTCGACGAAATCCGCCCCTATGACAAAAACCCTCGCATCATACCGCAGGCGGCAGTCGATGCTGTCGCACGCTCAATCCAGGCCTTCGGCTTCCGGCAGCCGATAGTCGTGGACGGGCAAGGCGTGATACTGGCCGGTCATACGCGATACAAGGCCGCACAACAGCTCGGGTTGGCTGAGGTGCCGGTCGTATGGCAGACCGACATCGACGAAATCCGCGCGAAGGGGTACAGAATCGCTGACAATAAGACTGCGGAAATCTCCGCCTGGGACAGGGACCAGCTCGACAAAGAAGTACAGGACATTGCCGCACAATGCGACTTTGACATCAAAGACCTCGGCCTGGCCGATTGGGAAATACAGAGAATTTTAGATACGAGTTCGGATATCATAAAAAAATTCGAGCCTGTGTCTTTTTCCGAGCAGAGTTCCCCGGCAGCTGTTTATAAACCGGTCGGTGTAGATACTGCGGGCAGCGTGGCAAGGCAGCCGAGCACAGATGCGCCTACAGAAACTCGTTCGGAGATTCGGTGTCCGCTTTGCGGCGGCACATTTAACTATTCACCGCTCTCAAAAGAAAATTAAATTTTTAAAAATTTATTTGACATGAGTTTAAAAAGCATGTATATAGGCCTTGTTAGGCAGTTGAGCCTACCACAGCAGGAGAAAGCCATGAAATCAGCCGTTGTACATGCCATTAAGACAAACCGCTTCCCAGAAGCCACACGCATCCTCGGCATTTGCTGGAAGCGCTGCAGAGCAGGCCTCCCCGGCATCCACTTCACAGATGCCACCTACCACGAGCAGTGCATTATGCGTGGTTGGTCGATAAATCACGAAGGCCTTTTCAGCTTCACCAGCACGCATGACCTGTGCGACGCCAGCTTCTCACGTAAAGGCCTTGAGCAGATGGTTCGCTGCTGGTATCAGTGGGAGCTCGAAAGACTCATCGAAGACGGGAAAGAATTTGAGCGAAAGCATCCTGAGGTGGCCAGCATCCCACACGCCGGGAGACGGCTCGAAGACCTGACCTTGGATGAATTTATTTTCGAGTTTTAGACGCCGGCGGCGAAAGCCGCCATCATGGAGAGAAAGCAATGTTTGACACGGGATTTTTCACGCCAAAAGCGAATTTTATCATGTTCTGCGCCGCGTTTGCCCTGGCAATCCTCGGCCTCTGGGCTGGCATAGCGAGGGCCTCGGAGAGCAGGCCGTCCACGGTCTTTTACGACGCCGCCGGCCGATGCCTGTATTGGTCATGGGACGACGAATCGCAGAAGCTGAACCCATGCGGACAGGATGAAAAGTACGTCCCAGAAAACGCGAGCGTAGAATGCGCAGAATAACCCTTATCATGCTTCTTTTGCTCCAGCCCGTATCTGCACTGGCCGACGGTCGTGCAGACCGCTGTGAGCCACACAGGGCCGTCGTCGAGGCCGTTCTCGCTGAGCACGGCGTCCCGGCGGAATACTATTGGCTCATGGTCGCCGAGTCCGGATGCAGACCGGGAGCGATGTCAAAACGAGGCGCTATCGGCTTCTGGCAGATGATGCCGGCAACGATGCAGGCACACGGATGCCGAAACGCGAAAGACCTCATCTGCCAGACTCATGCGGCTGCCGGATATCTGGTCAGCCTCCGGCGGCGGTTCACCTCAATGCGTGAGGTGGTCATTGCGTGGAACATGGGCGGGACGAATTTTCGCCGCAGGGGAAAACCGACCGCAGAGGCAAAAGCCCTTGCTGCCTACGTTTTACAGCTCACGAAAGAAAATTAAATTTTTTTAAAAAAATTATTTGACATGAGTTTAAAACTCATGTATAAGGACGGCGTTGGGCAGTTAAGCCAACCACAGCACCCAAAAAGGAGAAAGCACGATGGAAAGCACATTCAAGATTTGTTACGGGATTAAATCTTACAATTCAAACGGCAGTGAACGACCCTACGACACAACGGAATCCAAAGAGTTTCACAGTCTGGCAGAAGCTCAGCAAAACCTTCGGAGATACCTCGACCAGATGACTGACGAGATGGTCGTTCACCATGGCAGCCGCAGGAAACACGAGGTTGCCTTCGCTTATATCCGAGAATACCCCGCGAACTGCGAAGACCCGGACGACTGGAACGAGACTGACTTCGTGGAGATCGCCGGAGATCAGCTTTAAAAACAGGAGCGGGCAGGAATGCCCGCTACTTCAAAGGAGATCAGAGTATGACAGTTAAAACGACGACAGCCGAAAGACTTGAGAAACTGGGCATTGTTGCGGATAAAAGTGAAGGATTGATGCGTTACTACATCAGCGAATACTGCATGAAAGCCGTGTTTAACCTTTGCATCGAGCGCGACAGATGTGGATGCATTTGTAGCGCAAGCCTTAATGGGGAAAGCATCCCACCGGGCCGAGCCTATAGCCTTATCGGCAAGTTGATCTGGTACGACGCCATCGCGGATCGATGGATGCAGGCAGGAGTAGGGGCCGGGGTAAAAGACCTCAATGAAACGCTCAGAAACTCAATTAAAATCTAAGGGAGACCGGAGCGGGCATTCCTGCCCGCTACTTCAAAGGAGCAAAACAATGACCGTTAGAGATCTAATCAGACAATTGCAGCAGGCTGACCCGGACGCACCGGTTATTCTTATGTCAAACGATACTCTTCGGGAGGTAACGGGAATCACAGAACGGCTTTGCCGGCAGCAGTTCCGCATGGTTTCTTTCCCGGTCTTTGCCGTCGAAATCCTGGCCGACAAGCCGGATAGCGAGGTCACGACCACAGCTACTTCAAAAGGAGGAGAAAGCACCGCGGAAAGTATTAAATGTGTTTAACGATCAAGGTTTCAGCAGAGATCTGTCATTCATTATGAACTTTACGGAGAAATGCATTAAAGCCGGAGAGGGTGATATTATTAAGGCTGATAATATCACGACAATTTACCGCTACGAATAGGCATTTCCAAAGTCACTTCTTATCCTCAGCCTTGACCTTGACCGAAATGTCACCCTTGCTGGCCTCGATGCTTGCACCACGAAGCCAGCCGTTTGCGAGGGCTTTTTCGACCGTACGCAGGACGATATAAGCGCCGACGATCACAAGCCCGCCCACGAGGATACTCTGGCGGGCATCATCCGGCAGCGCCCCGAAGTCGATCACAGACCCTATCAAAAGCGCCAGAATCACCACCACAACGCACCAGCGGTACGACACATACTTCGGTGCACGTCTGTTCAAAATCGGCAAAATAACCCCAAAAAGCATGATAAATACGATGATTATGATTGTCGCAATCTCAGGCTTGATCATGGTGTAACCCACAGCAGCCACAGCCGGCAGAGGACAACTGCAGCCAGAAACAGGAAAATAAAGAATCTATCCATATCATTCGATGCACTGTGCGAGCAGTGTCGCCTTCTCACCGTTTGCGAGCCCCTGGACATCGCTCATGGCTCTGAATTTGTGCGTTGACACTTCCGTGAACCCCTCGTCGAACGTGCCGCTGTTCGGCTTAAACATGGCCGTCCAGATGGACCAGCCGTCGGATCCTGTGAATTCTTCACCTGTCCAGATGGGCATGAGCACGCCGGATCGCGTGACATGCAGGAGCAGGATCTGGCCAGGCGACAGCTGCAAGCCGTTCCCGGTCAGCTCCGGAGCGAGCGCCAAAGTCGGCAGCTCGACGCGATCGACGTCAGATGAAAGCGTCATCTTTTCGGAGGCTTCATCGTAAACGCATTTGAGACCGTGTGTGACATTTGCCGTTTCATTAGTCATCCGGAAGACATGATGCACCATCTGAGTCGCACCGCCAGTAATTCCAGTTTGCTGCGATTTCACAGAGACAAGGCTCCCGACATCGAAGGCCGGCCAGTCAAGCCCAAAAACGGGATTTATCGGAGACCAAAACGACTTCGCGCCACGGATTTCCTGCGCCTCGCCGCTCATACTGTCCCCCGCTTTGTGGCATGAGACGAAGCGCTCAAGATCGGCGAGCGTGGCAGATTCGCTGCCCGTAACCTCTACTAAAACAACACTTCCGGCGGTCACATTTAGCGAAAAGCTAATTAGAACCGTGTCCCCCGGCGTGCCATTGGGAGCAAGAGCAACATCGACATCCGCGCCGGACTGCACCGCGATAACATCCTCGGTCGCCGCGTTTTCCAGCTGGCCACACAAAGCAAACGTCTTTAAATGCAGCTCAGAGGACAAGGGATTTTTGTATGTTGCGACGACGCGGCAGACCGACCCTGACGCACTGGCAGACTTTATCGAACCAAAATCGACAGAGAAATCCGTCGGCACCGACGCCGCCGCCTGCTGCTCAGTCATGGCCGAAGACGAAACGCGCATGCGCTTAAACGCGAGGCGATTGCCAGCCGTCGCACCCGCGACAAGGGCCTGACCGTGTGTAGTAAGGACTCTTACAGAAAATCCGCTCATGAGAACCTCCTATAAAATATCGTTCGCGTTGGATGCATCCCAGCCGAGCAAAACGCCGACCTCGAAGCCAGAGCTCTGCTGGCCGCAGTTCATGCCGATGAAATTGCCGCCTTGGAACGTCGTGCCGCCTGTACGTGTCGCAAAAATAGAGACAAAGCGGAAAATATCGTCACGCAAAAAGCCCTTGACCGAGTTTCCCTGCCCGTCAATCGATGGAAGATTGCGGACCGCGTTGTAAGATGCAGCCACAGACCACGCGACGCATGCAGTTGACCAGACCAGTTTCTCGCCGATCGTAGAGTTTGACCGCTGCGGGAGGAACCCCGGCGAGCATGCCGGATCACATGATGCAGACACCCCCGACTGCAGGAGCTGCTGGGCATAGCTTTGCCCGTCTTTGTCCAGGGCATCGACAGAAGCGCCAGCCCCTGCGAAGGATATGGAGTCGCTCACGCTTCTAGCCTGCCGGTCTTTGATGTCCACATACGGCGAGTAATACCCAAAAACCGTGCCGGAGAACTCGGAGTCCCCCTCATCCCAGCCAAGGTCGCCGTCAAATATCGCCCCCGAGATATCCCACATCGCACCGACACCGGCAGGATATGCGGACGTCTTATAGAAGCCCTCAATCGCAACGCCTTTTATCGCATACCCGAATTGATAGGTCACGCCCTCAGCCGGAGCGGTTATAACCGAAGCCTGCCCGGCGGACGAAACGTTGGATGTGTTCTCATACGCGGCCAGACCATAAGACGGGCAGATGGGGAGCTCGTATAGGCTAAGGTCGCCGTTATCCAGCTGGCCGGTATTGTCCACCCGCAGAGACTTAAAATCGTTCGCCGCGAAGGCATGCGCGAAAGAGTAAGGCAGCCGACGGGAGTTCCCGCAACTCAGACACTTCGCGATAGGGATGTAAAACCCCTTTGTGGCATCGCCAATGAAACCCGCATTATTATGGTATCCCCGCGAGGTGATGATCGCATAGCTTGCATATGAATCCGGATTTTGGAAAACCGTCACAAAAGCGGGGTACGCCGTCTGAGCCGTGCCGTTCACGATCTGAATGTAAACGGCCACCGTTAACCCGGGAGTCCCTGCGGGGTCATACTCGATCTGATCCTCGATCTCGTCACGGCTAGAGTCATCAGAAAGCCGGATCGAATCCCATAGTTGCGATGAGAATTGCCCGCCCCCAGACACCACATACGCGCGATAAGACGCACGCAAAAAGGCCGTCACCCTCGCTCGGTGCAGGGCGAGAGCCCACGCATAATTCGTTGCATAATCCGCCGCATGATAGGTCACCGACGCGCTAGCATACGCAAAACCACCGCTGGCCATAATTCCTCCTTATGATATACGATATTTGATATAACAAACTTGAGCCGCTGTAGAGCCCCAAACAAGGCGCAGGCCATACTGCCCGCCGGAAGAAACGAGCGTCAGGCTTGCCCCTGCGATGTCCACGGACACGTCCCCGTTTGTATATGCTCCAAGCAGAGCATACGTTTTATCACCGTCCACATACAGCGAGGCGTCCGCGCCGGCATCGTACAGGTAATTCGTGCTGTTCGCCGTCACGGATTTATTTAAGTGCTGGTATGCAGATGCTCGCAGATACGCGACGGCATCGACAGCCATGTCGATCTCCCCATACACGGGCACCGCGCCACCTTCCAGCTCAGCCGCCGCAAGGGCTTGCGGATCGGCTTCATCATTGCCCCAGACCACAGACCGAAGATCCTCATCCCCAGAGTCCGTCATCACGCCGTAATCATGGGCGAGAGCGAGGCACAGGTCATCACCGACGATTTGAAGGACCGCATCACCGTATGCGTCCGACGCAGGCACCGAGATCTCCCCGTCCAGGCCATAATAGGCATAAGCGTGCCCGCCTATGGGCGACGCATTGACACCGATTTGCACAGCCTCCGCCGTTGTCAAAGGTCTGGCCCAGTCTACTTCCGTTATTTTGATGTAAAATTGCAGGAAAACGTCGGGAGTCACAGGCAGGACTTCCTGCGACTCCGGATCCGTTATTGGCAAGACCTCCGCCTTCGCGGAATAGAAGGGAAAGAGGCCCTCCATATTTTCATAAGTCGGCCTATACTCACGCCACGCGGCCAGAAGACCGACCAGATCCGCAGCGGTCTGGGTGTCTTTGACCAGCGGGGCAGCCTCAGAGACCAGGGCAGCCGAGAGTAGATCTCTACTAACATTTACCAAAACATCCGGCGCGGTTACGGCATAGTACATCCACGCAATGCCGGCACGATACACGGACGGATCGACCGCCCAAACCGACGCCGCCGAGCTTTGTAGCGCTTTAAAGACGACCTCAAACGGCGTTCCCTTGAGCCCGTAAGGCAGGATCGTGTCTGTCTTATCATCCAGGTAAATCATGGCCCGATCTCCTCACCATCTGCACCGATAGGATCGACTGGGGCCTCGGCAAGCCCGGAGTAAACCAGCCGAATCTGGCTGCTCGTAAGTATCGCATCAGGGGGCAGGGGCGTCGAAAAATCCAGAGACGGCGCAGTGACGACCTCGACATCGACGCCGCCCGCATTCTGCACCACCGCCGAAGCCTCAGAAGGCGACACAAAAGCGCCGCAATGCCAGGCATGCGCGTCAAGATAGCGTTCCCAGGCCAGCTGAATGCGGTTATTGAGGCTTGCGATGTCGATTGTTTCACGTGGCACGTGATAGACCACGCGGAAGGGGACCGCGATGTCAGTATATCGCGCCGCCGGATATGCGTAGGCAATCTGCCCCACAAGCAGAGAGGACCGAACGGCCTTCACGAAGGCGTCGTAAGCCTCGCCATGATCGGTCAACTGCTGTATAAAGCCATTCTCAGTCAGAATAAAGTGTACCTTGTCACACCAAGCAACGACGATTCGTCCTTGTGCATCTACAGTCGGGGCGACATACCACGAAGCCAGAAGCGGGATCTCGCTCATGATGAGCTTGTAATACTCCCAAGATCCCGGCACGCGAAGGGCACGGGCTTGCCACTCCACGCGCTCAGCAAATTCCTCATCTGTCTCAGCGTCACGCCCGCCGTATGTAGACCCGCAGCGATTGACAGTAAAAGACGGGAGCTCGTAAGTTTGCCCCGTGGACGTTTCCACCTCGACGAGGTCAAACGTGATGTCGGGCGACGGGATTTCATGAAAATTCATGTCGTCGATTCCGACGTTGTTAAAAAGGAAGCCCGCATCCTCTGCACGTAGATAGATGGGGAAAACCGCGGGCTTGCTGAGAGGGTCCGTCAGGCTGAAAGACTGCCGGACAGCGCCGGAACCGGAAAATGTGGTTGTATAGGGCACGTTGTTGATCACCTTCTGCACGCCATACCGCATCGACCACCGGATCTCGCATGTGCTTGGTGCATCCGCAGAAGACCTGCGGAGCGTCGAAACGACCACGCAGGCGAGGATCGCCCCCTGTGCGGGCTTGCGGTCCAGATACCCGACGACGCACGTTGCGTCAGCTATTCGATCGAGGTCTTGCCCGACGGCGAAAGCGCGGAGCGTTGCTTTTGCGCAAGCATCCGCCGACGCTTGACCCTGCACCAGATAGGGCAGGAAGGCCGATGCCAGGACCATGTGCGGATCGGAGTCCACGACGTCACGACCGAGAAGCGCGGCCAGGCTTGCCCGGATCTGCTCACGAAGGGCTACCGGGTCAGTCTCTACAAGAAAAAAATCAGACGCGCCGAAGCGCGGAATAGTATCAGCCATTAGTCGCCTCCGTCACAGCAAGATTTACAACGGCACGGCCTGCAGCCGATACCGATACCGCACCGCGCGTTACTTTTGCCCCCGGGACATGGTTCTCGACCTGCATCGCGGCATCACCGAGCAGAATTTGAGCCTCACGCGGGACAGCCGCATCGAGCTTTGCATTGAGCCCAAAAGACCGATTATAAGGCACTTCACCACGCAGAATGGAGCACACGCACGCCGAACGCTGAAGCAAGATTTCACGGTCTGTAGAAGGGAATAGCATGTCCATCCTCACCCCCTAGTCGCGACCAGTTCAAGAGTGTACGAGCACGCAGACAGCTCACTGCCCGTCCATGAATCCTCAGAAAAAGACAGCGAACGCACGACATACTGACCGTAAACGCGCGACCCGCGTGTCAAAACGCGAGGCTGGCCGTCCTGCAGGGCCTTGAGCTGTAATAGTATGTCATCAAGATCGCCGGAAAATTCCCGGCGCAAATTGCCGGACAGGCTCACTGTTTCCGCATCAAGACCGAGAAACTCGACGATCGGCAAGCCTTCAATCGTGGTATGAGTCACGACGCGCGAAGCACGCGAAACGCGCAGTGCGTCAAAATTGCACGCGCCGCCGCGCTCATGCGCCGCAAAAGTAAATTCGCCAAAAGCGCCGATCTCCATCACTTCACCTCCACGGAATCAGATGCCGTCGAACTGACGGAGTATGTCTGCGTTCGTGAGGTTGTGGCCGCCGTTGTACCAGGGCCAGCCACAGGAGGAACAATCTCCATATTCACCGTTAACGCGGGCACTGTATGCACATGTGCGTTGTACGCAGACACAAACGAATCTAACTCGCTTTTAATCGCTTTGAGCTGGTCTTGTAAGCGATCATCCCGTGGGCACGGTTTTGTCGCGTTTACATCATCGCCGATAAAGACCTTGCCGGCTTGCAATGCGATTTCATCCGCCCCAGTTTTAGGCGGATTTTTCCCGTCTGGATAAACGACGCCGACGACGACAGAGTTTTCGGGGCGTTCAGCATCATACAGAACGGCGACGACATCACCGACCGATGGAGGGAGCCACACCTGCGGGCCCGCAACACCGCACGGCATGAGCAAGATCGCTTCAATAACGGCTTCGCCCTCGTATCCAGTAAGGGCAAGCATGATGCGGCATCCCGTGATTTTTCGTACTTTTGCGAATTTAATGCTTATCATTCCGCCGCCCTCGTAAGAATTCGCATTGTTTCCGTATCACCTGTGCGATTATAGCGCATCTCCGTCACTTCACGCAAGCCATAACCGTCAATGCTCAAAATCGTTCCGGCCACTATGCCGGAAGTGGGGACGATCTGCAGCTCAGCCGCCTGCCCGCTCGCAACGGAGGCATCATAGATTGCCCCGGCATCATCCAGATCAAAATCATACGCATCGACGACGCCCTCGCCTTCGCCGGCAGACATCCGAACGGCCTCACCGGAGCGCGGATCGAGACGCGCCGATTTAACCGCAGCTGGCTTCACATCATCGACCTTGGCAAGGCTTATAATCTTATCAGTAGGAAAAGCGATCGACTCAGGCGGCGAGGCGTCTTCTGTGCGTTGCGCGCCGATAATAGACAGAGTGCCAGCAGACGCGCGCACGCACAGGCCGAAACGGCGGGCAAGGCGATCGACCAGATGAAAGCCCGATTCGTTATAGCGGGCCACATATTCGATTTTAGGATTACTTTTCGCGCAGTATTGCAGGCGGAGACCGCACTCACTGCACACACGCTGCGCGATGTCCTTTAGCGTTTTATTCTTTACCTGCTCATCCCAAGATTTTTTATCCGACACGATAGCGCCGCTTGAGGGCGGAGGCGAACCTGAGCCACGACCCGACGGCGATTTACTCACAGCTGGACGGGCTTCCGCTTCCCAGACAACGACGCGCGGCGAGGCTTGCACAGAAATCTTTTTAATCGCGAAAGTCATCAGCCCGGCGGGTTTCATGCGCAAAGATATAGAGTCGCCCTTTGTGGCTTGCCAAGAGCCCGTGAAGCGACCATCGGCATTACACAGCGAGAGCGAGAGCGTCGATGCTTTCCCCGCCGTCACCTCGACAAGGGCCGCAGACTCCAGAAAGGGCAGGAGGGAGGGCGAATCAAGTTTATTGTAAACGACATCAAAATCAATCATCTGCGCGCCTATACTCAGGAAGGGTCATCACTTGCGACACAGGCACTGTAGACTCCGGAACGCGAAGATTTTGGCCATACTCAAAACGCCAGACGGCGAGCAGCTCAGGATCGCGCGTGCCATTTTCGGCCAAGAGGTCTTTTGTGGCGACTTCTGATCCGTAGACTTTCAGTGCGATCTGGTCCCATGTATCGGCTTGAATTGTGGTATATGAGCGCATCTTTTACCCCGCGTATGATAAGGACTGATAATTCGCCATCGCAGCCGCAACGGCCTGCCCAGATTGCCCGCTCGACGCCTGCACTGCCCGGGAGATCTCCGCACCTGCACCGGGAGCTGCCCCGCGGGCATCAACCGAATTATTGACGTTTATTGTCACCGAGCCACCGCCGCCCGCACCCAGAGGCGAGTCGCCCTCAAGCAGACTACCGACGATCGGTATTGATTTGAGCGAGTCAGCCAGCCAGGAGACTTTTTCCATGATAAAATTCACGAGGGAATCCACGATAGACCGCACCCAGGACGACGCAGAATCTTTCAGGCCGCCCCACCACGCCTCGATCGTGTCTTTGACCGACGTGAAAACCCCGGCGACCGTCTCAGGAAGGCCAAGCACCCACGCTTTCACCGTGTCGAAGGCATCGAAAAGGAAGGTTTTGACCGTTTCAACTTTCTCTACTACAAAACCAAAAGCAGCCGTCGCCGCGCTGGATACCGTGTCGAAGACGCCGACCACGAAATCTTTCGCCGTCCCAAAGGCATCGACGACGGCAGAGATCCCACGGTCAGCCGCAGCAAAGCCTTCTGCGAAAGTCTCGATCCAAAATTCACGCGCATTCTGTACGACCTGAATAATCACCGGAACGGCCTTCATCACACCGATCATGACCTTTCCAGCAATACGGAAGCCGTCCGCAAGGACCGCCGCAAATTTTTTTATATCATCTTTATTGTCGCGCATGAGCTGGACAAACTCAGTTAAAACCTCATTTATCACCGGCATGACCTCGACGCCGATCGTATTCATGACGCCCTTGAGCTGCATCTGCGCGCGCGCGAAATTGTCCGACGCTTCCTCGGCACGGGCAAGGTCTTCATTGCTCAAGACATACCCGGATTCGCGGGCTTCCTTCCGCATTTCCTCAAGCGCGGCAGATCCGCCCTTGATCGCTTCCGTCAGCTTTGCCGACGAACCGCCGAAAAGATCGGACATCGTCTTCGCTTTGCTCGTAGAGTCTTCGACACCGGCCAGAGCATCAGAAATGCGAACGAACATTTCTTCGGTATTCATGGATTTGACCTCATCCATAGAAATACCGAGGGATTTAAACGCTTTTGCGGCTTTTGCGTTCCCAGATTGCGCCGCCTCCATCTGCTTATTGAGCTGTTGCAGGCCGGACGCAAGGTCCTGCTCACTCGCACCGCCGAGACCGACAGCCCACGCGAATTCCTGATAAGCCTCCGCATTAATTCCGAGCTGTTTGGATGTTTTCGCGATGCTATCCGCGGTATTTATGACAGAAACGCCCAGATCAAAGATCTTTTTAGTCGCAGCCACCGCAGCCGCACCGACGGCAGCAATACCGCCGACGACTAAAGACGCCTTCGACAGGCCACCAAAGCCGCTGGCAACCTTGCCGATCGGCCCAGGCAGGTCAGCAAGGCCTTTTTTCACCCCCGCGAAGAAGCCCAGCTTCTTTTCGGACGGTATGGCACCGCCCATCTCTTTAAATTTTTTCTTCATCATATCCAGCTGTTTAATAATTGCTGGATCTTTAGTCGATTTTGCCGCTTTACTGTAGGTCTGAATGTCTTTTGCGAGCTTGCCGAAAGCCGCCGACTTTTTGGCCGACTCATTCAGCGCCGACACCTCTTTTTTCTGATCGCCGACTTTTTTCAGCTCAGCCGCGACGCCTTCCGCCGTAGTATCGACAAGGCCGAGCTTTTGTGCCAGCTTGTCATACTCAGCCGTCAATTTTTCCGCATCTTTGGCGTTTCCATCCGCAGCCGCTTGCGCGGATTTCGACGACAGCTCCAGCATTTTCTGGAGCTCTGTCTCACGTTTGGTCAGCTGCGACAACTCTTTTGCGGAACTCGAAGCAATGGAAGACGCCGCTTTAAATGCATCTTGATAGTCCGACGAAAGCGCGGCTGTAATCTCAATCTCTTTTACTACGTCAGCCATATCACCTCCGGGGAGCTTGGAGCGAGGCGGCAACCTCGCACCACTCTATGATCTCACGGAAGGGCAGGGAGTACAGAGCGAGCGGATCAGCGTGCAGGAAAAGGGACGCGCTGGCAACCGCCCGCTTAATGCTCATCAGGGGACTGCCTGCTCCAAAGATTTGATAAAATTTGCGGTTACTATTTGCTGAAAAAAGATTAAGTGCTGCCACGGCAGCTCATCGACAGACTCAGGCGAGACGCCAAAAAGATACGCACCGAGCCGACGGCAGAAGCCGGCATCATTAGTCCAGATGCCGGCATCGACCGAAGGAGGATCGAGGGCGAGCATGTCTTTTGATGTCATGCCCTTGAGCTTATCTTGAAGTGACTGCTCGATATACGCCGACCCTTTCGGGCGGCCTTTCGCCGCCGTCAGGATTGCGTTTAGGGAACTAAAAAGCGCTTGTGCTGGGGGAGTCATAGCCATGATATACCTCAGCTCAGGAATTGACGCGCTTCCGCGTTTTCGTCGACGAGCTCGCCGTTTGCATCGCGAATTTCGACAATATCGTTCAGCTTGCTAATATTGACGTAGGTCACGCCGTCAATGATGACCTGGCAGTCCAGAACCTCAAACTCAGCCGTCGCGCCCATCTCGCTCGCTTTGGTCAGATTGCCCGGCGTCACGCCACGCGCCAAAACGCCCATAAAGCAGGCAAAATTCATGTCCACAGACTGAGTCGCATCGGAGCCCTGGATTACCCCGCGGAACTCCAACGTATGCCGTCCAGCGCTAAAAGTCGCGAAAAAATCAGGCGTCGCAACGCGTGTCGCGTATGTCGCTTGCATTGCCTCAAGATTTCCACGCACAGGCACGGAGACCGTGCCGGCAATGCCTGCACCGGTCAAGTCAGCCGTCTGGCGTGTGAAGACAGGGAGAGTCAGGTCACCTGTGAAATTTTTGGGCTTATTGTCATAATAGCAGCGGCAGTTTCTCACTACTTCGGGAATCATTGCAGTATTTCCAGCCATTATTCATCCCTCCCTTATGCGATAGAGGCCTCAAAGCCTACGACATCATACTCAAACACGCCGTTGATCTCCACCATCGGAGGCGGAGGCGCAATTTTGATGCGGAAATAGACGACACCGGCGATCAGCTGGGCAGTCGTGTTTCGCTCATCATCCAGTTCGATCGAGGCCGCGTTCAATGCGCCGAAGCCCCGCAAGCTCGCCAAAATCTGGTTAAAGCTATTCACGACGCCCTCAAGCTGGCGGCGATTCAATGGATTGTCGATTCTCGAAGCCGCGAAGACTTGGAAAATATTTTGAACATAGTTAAACATGCGACGGATCGCGATCAGATAATCCTTGACATCCAGCGAGCCAGGGTATGCCGTCGTGTTATCACCCCAGCACACCCAGCCGTCGGCAGTATTGAGAGCCGAGAAAATGCCGTTGCCCCCCAATTTTGCGTTCGCATCATCGCGATTCATGAAGATAGGCGCTTCCGTGCCGGAATTGACATAAAGCCCAGTCGCATAACAATTTTTGTTTGACGGAGACACGAAAGGCAAAGAGCCGTTCTCACCGTCCACGCGGTTCATGACAGCGGCCAAAACGGTACTCATATCGAAGCGCCTATCATCGACGCCGACATGAGGCCAGCATGCAATCAGATACGGCGAAGCCTGCGTCTTCGCGGCAAGGGCATCGTCCGGATCGTCCACGATAGTCACAGTCTGATCGGACAGTTTCTGGCCGGAGCTGGCAATGTCGCACAGAGCGACGCCTTTAAAGCGCCCGCCATACGTGGACATTTTAGAAGCCATAGCCGCCTGGATTGCCCCCGTTTTGCTGTAGTATGGGACGAGCAGGATAGAAGGCTCCCGACGTGTCTGCTCGTAGATAGTGTCGAGGCTATCAAGCGCGTCGAGAATGTCGTTTTCATCCAGATCCGACACGCCAGCCGTTGCGCCCGCAGAAGCAAGGCCCTGCATGATACACTCACCACGTCCGGCAATACGGAACCAGAAATAGGCAAAAGAAACGAGTGAAAGGCTAAACCAACCGTCCGAAGCGGGGACAGCGTCCGTGGCCTCATCAATCCCGCTCAGCTCGACAAATTGCCGCCAGCTGGAAACGATTTTGGGACCGAAAGATTTTGTACTTGCACCCACAACGAAGGGCAAAGACGCGTCAACAGCTGGAGCCGTGGACAGCGAGGTTTCGACCTCCGACGTATAAACACCATGTCGATATGGCATTTTGCACCTCCCCTAAATTAAAAAGTCATTGTTTTCCCGGGAAGCTCCCGGAAGATCGAAAGTAATAGTGATTTGAGCTTGCCACACGGGACGAGGCTGGGATGCCGGCAGAGACCAAGACAGCGGCGAACGTGGCGCGCATCCAAAAAGCAAGCCATCCGCAGGCAGGAACACCGCACGCCCAAAAGCGTCGATTTTGTCCCGCAACCATTTGCAAGCAAATTCATAGTTTTCCAGCTCTTTCTTTGCATCACTGCAAACTTGAATCCCGATTACAATCGTTGCAGTCGCCTCGCCGACGCCATACGTCCCTGCGGATGCCGTGACGACATAGAGCGGCGTGCGGTCAATCGATCGATCGTTTGCCGGTTCCGGCAGAGCATGAGCATACCCGGTCAGGTCTGGCCAGATAGGCCGAAGCCATTGGGTTAAACAGTCGATGAGCTCATTTACTGTTTTTGCCTGCATTGTCACTCCTCCAGCGAGTGCAGAAGGAGAGCGACAACGGCGTCCGTCACCTGCTGCTGCGTTTCGGCAAGAGCATTTGCCGGCGATGGGTCAGCCCCCGCACCCACGAGCCAAGGGCGCGCGGACGTGATTTTACTGCCACGCGTGCCGTCCCGGCGTTCGCGGGTCTCACCAACTCGGCGAAAAATGCGGTGATTCCAGATAAAGCCGCTCGGCACCTGCACCCACTGATCTTTTCGGCCACTGACCAAAACCGGCTGACGATTTCTGCCAGTCGTATCGCGGTCAAGTGTAGGCATGCAGGCAAGGTACTTCGTTTTAACGGGATTATCTGACACGATGCAGAGGATCGTCACGCCACGTTTGCTGGTCTTGACGTCGCGGAACATCGGCGCCGCCGCTTTCCCGCTGAACGGGAAAGAAAAGCCTGTGGCCGTGTCAAACGTCTCCACCGCAGCAGCCGCCGCCATATCCGCACGCGCGGTTATCGCCTCGATAGGCTCATCCGCCATCGCACGCAAGTCTATGGGCAGAGACTCGACCCGGAGGTCTTTTCGGTAATTTATACGCTTTTTCTTCGCCATATCTACCCCGTTATGCGCTGCAGTGAGATCTTTATGCACAAGCCGCCGAGACGGTTTGACGCAGAAACACGATATTCCTCGCCATCCAAAAAGAAGATCGAACTGAGCTCCGGCATATCCGCCTTGTAGTCGCTTTCTCTAACGATGCACACGACATCCGCGCCAAAAGTCCCAAGGTCCATTAGCGCCGAGCGTGGCGTGAGGCGCGAGGCGTGAACAATAGCTTTCATTTTAACGCCGTTCACATCATGCACGCGCCAGAAACCATCATCATCGGTAAAGATGTCCTCAAGATCGGCGGGAATTGTCGCATCGTAAATACTCATGACTTTTTCTTTTTAGCCTGCTTTTTTACTGTCCGGGTGTCCGTAAATAAATCACGCTCTGATACGTCTTCGACGGCCCCTACATCGTCCGGCAAGCCGACCAAAAGACCGTACTTTATGCCATCGCAAGCCATTTCTTCAGGGAGTTCCAGCACTTCGCCCGCTCGATAAATGCGGCCTTCATGCGAAAACTCCCTCACAGGGCTAACTCGCATCAGCTAATAGTCCCTGTCGTAACAACGTATAGATTGTCAGCCGGACGTCTGGCAACCGGACACGGTGCAAACTGGAGGATGTTTTCGACAGCCGCGGGATTACCCGAGACTTCTGAATACATGGAACGACGGCCAATGATACGGGCGATACCCGCTTCCGTCTTAACATACGTCGGACCGTATGCCATAATACTGGCGCCTGCAGAGCCACAGACCGCACCTTTCTCAGGCAGTAAATTCGTGTCGGCGCACTCATAGACATCCAGGCCGCGAATGTTTCCAATGTAAGAAATGCCCTCATCTGCATAATCAGCCGCAGGGTTAATCTGGCCGTCAAATGCGTGCGCGCGGCCGTCGGAAAATGCCTTCGTAATGGCATCGCCGATAGTAGAACCGACGACAAGAAGATTCGGCGAAGCCCCTTTACCGGCAAGCGTAACGCCCTGGTATGACCCGCCGACGGAAACGAGGCGTTTCAAGCTGTTAATCCAGGCAACCGCTTTCCCTTCCGTGGAGAGGTCAATGTTAAAGCTACCGGAAACGATCGCGGCCTCTGCGCTATTATCAACGAGATCTTTTGAGACACCCTGCGGATCCTCGATGGTCGTCTTGCCGGTCTTGAGATGGCCGACGCAAAGAAGCTCTTCCGTATAGATGGCGTCCGCTTCCAACTCTGACCACGACAAACGCTGCAACTCTGGCGCTTTATCCATCAAGTCATACGCAGAGTGCCCGGGAAAACGCTGTGCAAGGTCATCCGCCGTAATCGTACGGCTAATCGGGCAATTCTCAAATACAAAGAAATTCGTATCCCACGAACCCATGCGACGGCTAATAGCAGACCCGCTATAGCCAGCAAACTGCGCCTTCTGCACGGCGTGGTCTATGCGGTCATATTGTCCCGTTCGCTCGGGGAAAAGACGCACATCGGGGAAAAACTTATCGCGGAAAAAAGACCCTCTGCGGACGACTTCCTTCTCGATGGCGTCGATCATCACTTGGGAAAAAAGAATATCGCTAGGCATAACCGTCCTCCTTATTACACAGCAATGATGCCGTAGTCGCGCATCGCACGAATTAAAAGATTGTCCCCGCCGTCCGGATCATCCGCATAGGCCGACTTTTCAAGATTTTTCCACGCGCCACTATCCTGCTTCCCACAGAGCTCTGCTTTCACGACGCCAGACACGAGGATGTTGGCTGTCGGCGTGGCCAATGCATCGGCCTGGACAGCATCCAGAAGAACGCCAAAGGGCACTGTATAACCGGACACGCCGTAGATATCCAGCGTACCGTCATCAGTCTCCTTGCGACAAATAACACTGCCGCGAGGTCTGTCGATAGTCGCATTCGCCGCAAGGACGACCGACATCACACGATAGTCAGGACTCACGACGAGCCCCTCGTTCAAATAGTTACTCATGCTAACCCTCCTTAACGGTTATATGTGAGCTTGAAATCGTTTGCACGACGGGCCTCGTCATGCACCGAATAACTAACATCACCACCACTTAAAGCATAAACGCGAGACAACGTCTCGTCTAAAGCAGCGTACTTTTTGGCCTGCTTATCATACGACCGACGGCATTCCGCTATCTCGTCACGAATGGCCTGCAGTTCGCCAGCGAGAGTCTTCCCGACATCCTCACCGACGGCAACGATACCCGCAACGGTTTTATCCGACGCGTCAACGATGCCTGAAACAGCTGCGCTGGCGGCGTCTGTAATAGCCTGCACGCGCTTTTCGCCACGGGCCTGTATATCAGCCAGCCCTGACTGAATTGCCTCGATACGCGGCGTTATACACGCAGAAACGGCCTCCGTAATCTGCTCAGGTTCTGCCGGTTCTGCTGGCTCCGGATTTTTCGGCTCGGCGATAAAGCCGCCGCTCGTCGCCTGTGCGACGGCATCGACAAGGCCAAGCGCCTGCGCTTCTTCTGGGCGAAGCCACGTTTCAGCTTCCAGCATCTGCCGAAGCTCATCCTCGCCACATTTGAGGCGAAGCTGATACACCTTGACGATCTCATCATCACAGATGTCCAACACATCCGCGCTTTTCCGCATTTCCTCCGCGTTCCCTGCAGACACCATACGCGCGGTGTGCAGCATGAAGACCGACCCGCGAAGGGCCGTCACCTCTGCATCCGGCACGCACAGCATGAGCGTCGCAGCACTGGCAACGATTCCGGCCGTGTAAATCGTGACTTTGCCTGGATACTCTGCCAAGAGCGCACGCATTGCGAAGGCCGCGTCCAGACTGCCGCCGGGGCTGGATATCCACAAGGACACTGGCATGCCGCCAGCGTCACTCAAAATCGCACTCATCTGCAGCGCATCCGAGGCGAACCAACCATTATCGCCCATGATCTCGCCTATCAGCGAAATCTGGACACCATCACCTGTTTTACTCGCAATTAGCATCGGAGCCCTCCATTACGTTTATGGGCTGGCCATTCTGATCCTTGACGAGCCCGTATTCCCTCATAAGTCTTTCTTCATATCCACGCTGGCGGATATTCGCCGAGATATCTGTCCCGGTCGCGACCTGGGCTTCGCGCGCAAGTGTGGAAACGCACAGCTGCACGCGTTTGGCCGCTGCATCGATCTCTTTGGTCGGGTCGATGTTTGGCAGCTGCTCGCCTATCCATTCAGCACAGCGCCACGCGCTGCGGCGCGCCGGGTCTGTATAATAACCAGTCAAGCCCAATTCATCTGCATGCAGGTCAAGCCAGGCGTTGTACAGCGGCCGCACGAGCTGATTCACAAAGCGCGCCCGGTCTATCTCGTACCCCTGCTGAGCGTCGAGCAGAGCAGCACGGCTGGCGGAATAAGACGCGTTCCACTTTTTCAAGGCGACCTCAGAACTAAGGCCGAGATTCGCCGCAATTTCTGAGAATTTGTGATCTACAAATGCCGCGTACGAAGCGTTAGGCCTCGTCGGGTCGAACGCCTTCATATCTGCACCGTCCCACAAGTCTATCATGAGACCGTTACCGTAATTAATCGGAGGCTCATGCTGCGGAGGGAGGGCGGTCTCGTCCACGCTCTGCGGCGGAATACGGCCAAAGCTGTCCATCATATCAACTTCGGCCTGTGCCTCTACAGCCGGATGCGTTCGAAAAAGCGCGGGTTTACTGGCAACGACCGATGCCTCCAACTCGGCTTTCATATACCGGTCGAGCTGCTTCACGTCCTCCAGAACACGGGAAGCGATCGGAAGCCCGCGAAGCTGACCAGGACGGTCAAACGGCGTGTGAATGAAGATCGCGCCGGAACGCGGCGGAAGCCACGCCCCATCAGCCAGAGCATTAAAACCCGCCATAAATTTGCGGCGCTTATAATATCGGACGGGAAAACCGTCAGAATTAAATTCAAAGCCAGTCGCCAGCCAATACGCGACAGGCCGGCCATTCGGCGCAAGCTCGATTCCAGAGCGTACACGTTCATTTGCTATTTCTGCAGGGGGAGTCAGCAGGCAGTCCGACTCTATAAGGCGAACCCGGATAGATCGCGCCGCGGCATCAACATAGAGGTCCGCGATGCAGTCGCCATTCAAAATCGTAGAAAAGTAAGCCGTCTGCAAAATTTCGTTTAGGCATTCACCGTCAACACCAACGTTACGAGCCCAGCGGGAAAACGCGGCCTCAATTTTGCGTTCAATAGCCGTGGCCTCGTCCAGCTCAAGCCCGAGCGCCTCAGCATCAATCTTCGCATCCAGCTCAAGACCACGTCCGATTACGCCGTCACGCTTTGCATGCAGAATTGAGCCAAAGAAGGAATTCGACATGTATAGATCACGGCTTCGCGCCCTAAGTTTAAACTGGTTCTTGTCGCAGTCATCGCGCGGGGATGCAGGAAACGAAAACCAGCTATCCAAAGGCAGCGAGTCCGAAGAAGCACCGTGCCGGCCATAGCCAACCCACGAATAAAACTCATTCCCGTAATTCTGAACAGCCCGTAAACCCCTGGACACAACTCTGGAACGCGGGGCAGCTTTAAGTGACATGAGCGCGCTTTTTATGCGTTCAAAAACAGCCATATTCACCAGCCCCGCGTAGGAATATGGTCGATTGGCCGGACAGGTGACGCACGATGGCACGAACCGCCGCGAAGTACACAGGCCAGACGGGAATACAACGAGTCGAGACGGTCTTGGATTGCGGACATATCCTGCCGGGTATATGTAAGGCCATCCACAGTATAAGACTTGCCCTTAGAGACTGCAGAAGCGGCAGCCTCCCATAAATCTATTTGAGCGCGGAGCTGTTTAATCGTCATCGCCACCTCCGGAAGAAGCGCCGTCCGGGGTTCCTCGCCACAGCGGCTGTCGTGTGGTGTGTACACAGCCCGAGTCCAGCCGGAACAGCTCGTCAAAGGTATGCTGACACAAATGCAACTTAGTTGCAAGTAGTAAATGCAACTCAGTTGCATTTATTTTCGTGCGCCGGGATGGCAGAACAGCTCATACGCCGCAAGGGCATAGACGGCGCAGTCCAGCGCCTCATTCCTGGCTCTGTGCTGCTTCCACCGAGTAACCTGTCGCCCGCGTTCGACAACGGTTTCGGGGGATTCTGCAGTCAGCTGCGCCCAAAATTCGTCGCTCAAAGACTTCGGGATGTGCACATACCCCGGCCCTATTGTAGAGATATGCAGACGGTCATAAAGAATCCGCTTGAGCCTGTCCACACCCAGCTTATACAGCGGAGAATGATACGAGGCGATTCTGGACGGCGGCGAAATGAGCGGTACATTGTCGCCACCGACACCTTTAATTGCAACGATTCTGCGCTTTTCCAGCGGCGCACAGAAACGATAAACGGCCTGCGTAGAATAGCCATCGCCTGAGTCGATGCACGCCGCGAAGATGATGCCCTGGCGGCCGTCTTCAGTCTCTATCGGCGACAACAGGAACTCCCGCACGCGTGCCCAAAGTTCGGAAGACAACGGGTCCCCCGTGAGCACGACATGCGCAATCGCCCACGATTCCAAGTTGACACCGAAGCCCCACACCGAAATCTCGATGCGATCACGCTGGACGTCCACACCCGCCGTCAAGAAGCGGAGCGTCGAATGATCCGGGCTATCTTCAAAGCGACTTTTCTCGCTGGGGGCATACTCCCGCCACGCCGGCGGCCTGTCATCCCACGGCTCCGCAAGACGGTCCTGAATAAACGTTCTCAGACGGTCGATATCCCTGGCCTGATTCGCGGCCAGCCACTCTGACACGATGCCGCGGAGGGACATCCACGGACTGAGCAGGCCGGACACATGGAAGCCGAGACGACCTGCCGCAGGGTCGCCGGATATGAGCACCCACTCCCCGTCCGCCAGCTGAACACTCGACGCTGGGCCGGCATCGCGAACAACGCCGCCGCATTTCGGGCATTCCATGCGCGCGGTCGTCGCATCGCCTACGCCATCGGCAGTCTTGTCCCATTTGACCATCCGCCACGACCAGACAAGGGGCTCGCTGCAATGCGGGCAGGGGATTCTGTATTCGTACTGCGCGCACGCACCGAGGCGACGCCAGACCTCAGACGACGCCAGGGCGCCAGGGGAGCTCGTGATTAATATCTTTCGGTCCATGAAATTCGTCGTTCTGCCGATGGCCATGTCGATGGCGTTCCCGTCAGGTCTTGCCGGGTATCTGTCCACCTCATCACACAGAACGATTCTAATCGGCCGCGAGATAAGATCCGTCGGGCTGGCCGCACTGGCCATCTTAATGTATCCACCTGCAAAACGCTTGATACTCCCGCTGAGCACACCGGATTTTACTTTAAGATCTTCACTGAAACCGAAAAGCGGGCGCAGGGACGGCGACGCCTTTATCATCGTGTCTACCCTTTCCCGCCCGAGCTGGACGACGAGGTCTTCCGACGGCTCGACCAGCAGGATCGGCGACGGCTCATGCTGGATGTAGTAACACATCGCGTTTAAAAGCAACTCGGTCTTGCCCAGCTGCACGCCTGAGCACACAACGACCTCAGACACTTTCGGGTCGGTAACGGCGTCCATGATCTGCCGAAAGTACGGCGTTCGGGATGTCCGCCACCGGCCAGCCTCCGGGCTCGCTCCCTGGGCAAGGACGCGGTGCTCATCCGCCCACACGGACAGCGGCTGCGGCTGCCGTATGCGCAAGTATTTCAGGAAGTTCGATGTCCACGCGTCATTCATCGCCCCAGTCTCCCGTAAACGCAGCGGTCTGTATTACCCGCACGATATGCGACACCTCGTCGCGAACTATGCGGGCGATGTCTTCCGCAGGAAGGCCGGCGCACATCCCGCTCAGCCTGGCCGGCAACTGCATGAGCGCCGTCGAGACCTGTGTCGCCGTCGTCGCCGCGTCAAGTTCAACTTCTGCCCGCAGGACATACACGCCCTTTTTGATGTCCGTTTCGAGCTTGGTCTTTTCGGCGAGGGCTTTACTTGCCTCCGCACGGGCATTCAAAAGCAGGAGCTTGAGCTTGGCCGTCCTCCCGTCGATGTCGATATCGGAGGCCTGGTCACGAATTGGAAGGCCCAAAATTGCACGGGCTACGGTGTCGGCCTCGGTAAGGAACTGTGGCACGGGACCGCGCCGAAGACCACCGGCTGACACCAACGCGACCACACCCTCACGCATCGGGATACGCCCGCCCGGTGCAGTCGGAAGCCGCCCGTCGGCATACGCTTTTGCAATTTCACGTTCCCCGGTGCCAGTCAGGCGGGCAAAGTCTTCGACGACGACAACTTCGCCGTCGCGAACCGCGGAAAGAAGCGCCGCGAGGAATTCCGGGTTGTTCTGGTTGAGGTCATCCATGCAGGACCCCCGCAGATATGAGTTTCATCTTTTTCTCCGCAATCCGCTGGAAAAGGGGCCGGCATGGGGCGCGCGGATAGACGCCCCAGGATTCGCGAAACCCTCCGGCGTTTTCTGGTTAACGCAAATTTATACAAATTGCAAACTTTAATCAAATTATAGTTATATTAAAAGTGTGTAAAAGCCTTGTTTCGATACCGTAAATACGTTCTAAAAGTATGTAAAATATATACAAAATAGGCAAAAATAGGTTGACGACCCCAGGGGCGGGCGCCAAACAACC